ACATTGAAGATATTTTGTATGAAAAGAAATTCAAGGAATTCATACCTAGAGAAGAATACAAATGGCACAATGGTAATTTTTGGTTAGTAACAAAGAGTAATGGATGGACTGACCCAACTATGGCAAGGCATGTAACTGATCCTAACTCGGATCAAGATAATAGTTCTATAAATACTCCCAATGGTAATATGATAAAACTATGTTATGACATTATTGAAGTATCTAAAAGTGTAATAGAGAAATCAAAAAACATAGAGCCACTAGATGTAACATTTGGAAAAAAAGAGATGAATGAATTTTACAAACAGAGGGGGGCGATAATTAATAACTGCAAAAATGCAATAGATAACAAAACCAAAGTGCCAAAGAACACAGAATTATTTTTGTTAGAGTGTTTATCTACTGTTCTTGGGAGTGTGAATAAATGCGCTCAGGTATTCATGGAGCAGAATTTAATTAGACTAAAAGAGCAAGGTAAATTTTTCACACTAAAGCAGGCCACGAAATTTCAAAAAGGTGGTAAGCAAAGTCAACTAGAGATTCTAAGACCTATCAGTAGAGACACTGCATTATACCTGAATTGTAGTGGTGTTCAGTGTACTTGTGGAGGTTGGAATGTAAAAGAGAAAAATAATTTAAATGAACTAGAATGTTATGATTGTGGGAAAGTATTACCAAAGGGCCATATATCAAAGTGTATGCATTGCCAAGTTCCATTATACAAGGAAAGATTGGAATACATGGTAAAGCACAAGAACAAATGCGAGAACTGCGATACTGAGAATGACTTACCTCAAGAACTAATACAGTATGCAAAGTCTTAAACATTAATTGATTAATTCATTGTATGTCTAGAGGTCCTTTAACATGTGATTTGACTAACTGTAATTATATTGCAAGTTCACTGAGGGATTTAAAGATCCATAAAAGAGACATTCATGTATGTGATTAGTAATTTCACATAAAACACACGCCATGTTATTAACTAGTAATTATTGAATATTGTATGAACATATCTGACTATCCAGGAAATCAAGAGATTGGTATATTGGAACAGACAGTATCTGATTTAGAGAAAGCCCATGATTGGCAAGCAGCATATCATGCAATGCTTGATCTATCATATGAGAAAAAGAAAAGAGAAGAGTGGATAAAAGAAAATGTCGATAACTAAAATTATCTATGTTGGACTGGCTCTGTCTTTTGGAGTTGGGATTAATGTCGGTCTAGGTTTGGCATTCATTCTAAAATAGTTCCAATATAGTAATAATTGTAATTTTTAAATGTGAATAAAACGGAGAATGAATCCTCTAATGTTATCATATCTAATAGAGATGAGAACAAAGCAGAACTAGAACAACTCATACTGAGATGTATTGTAGTGAGATTTTCAGAAAGAGAATCTTTGGCATACATTGCAGAAAATTATAAAAAAATTGAATCAACTCGATATTATGAAATTAAAAAAACACTAGCTGATAAACTCGTAGAGGAGGGATACAGGATTACCTCAAAGAACGGACTATACGAACAACACATGATGCGAATCCAGACACTTGAAACAATAGAGAAAGAGCAATGGAAATTATACAAGGCAGAACCAAAACCATTTTTAAAATCATCAATCCTTGAGAGAATTCAAAACCTGCAGGTGTATCTATCGTCTGCTTATGATTACATTCGAGCTATCATCAAGAACCAGGAGGATCTACAATTGACTATCGCCAAACATGGAGCTAAAGAACTTGAGGTATTATGAAGATAGGTCAAAAGATTGTATTTTATCCGTTCACTGATCAGGAAGAAAGACAAAAACAATTTGAAACAGAGTTACCGGTACTTCCTACTGATAGAATAGAATGGGAATATCATTGCAGGCCACTAATCAAAGGTGAGCCAAACAGGCTAAAGTATCTACCAATGCTACTTGATGTAGTAAAAGATCAGCATCCATTCAAGTTTTTACTGTGGGGCAGGCAATGGGGAAAAACTACAATCATTGCATCAGACTTGGCATATGCTGCAACTACAAACTATGATTATGATCAAACATATTTTAATTTCAAACTGGATGCATTAAGGACTTTTTCTAATAATAAATTTAGACAAGATGTATTTGGAACAGAACCATTATCAAAGTACCTAAAGTCAATAGCATCAAACATCGGTGCTGCAAACAAGATAGAGACCTATACACGTTGTATTATAGACATGCTTCTCCCTGGTGCTAAATGGGAAAACTCACAGGGAAAGTCAAACAAAAGAATGGTAATTGATGAAGGGCAAGATCATGATTGGGAATTTTTCCAAAACGCAAGAGAGACACAAGCAGATACAATGGGTGATACTGTAATTGCAGGAATTGGTGGATTCGTTGATACTGATTATTACAATTTATGGAAGAGCACAAACCAAATGAAATACGTCTACAAGAAAGGAGAGAATTATCTAGGATATGAAAACATGTCATGGCGCGCAGATTTGGAGTTTGATAGTAATGGACTAGTTTATGGGGATTACATGATAGATGTACAAGCTGGTAAATGGATTCCTGATAATCCTGAGAATTTTGCTAGACATGGATATTATTTACCTCAAACATACAATCCACGAATTCCATTAACTATCGAAGATGCTATTGAGAAATATCATGTATCACCTGAATGGAGTATAGAATACAAACTAAATGATTTGAATTATACTCAAATAGATTTTAGACGAAATGTTCTTGCGGAATTTGTAGAGGGTGAACTAAAACCAATCACAACACAAGACATGCTTAAGCTATTTGACAAAACACAATCTCTAACAAAAGCAGATGATGTAGATCACAAAGCAGGAGATGTTATTATTGGAATAGATTGGGGTGGTGGTGGAAAAACTATACTATGGATATGGCAATGCATTGATGAGACAGCACCAATATTCAAATTGCTCTGGGTTGAAAAAGTTGAAACTAATGATACCAAAGAACAAGAACAGATCTGCATTAATCTGATTGATGCTTATGAGGCAGACTTTATCTGTATAGATGCAGGCGGAGCTCCTGACAGAGTTCAGGCAATACAGAGTAGATATGGCACACGTTCAGCTAGAGTGACATATCAAGTAAGGCCAGAAAAGCCAATACCAACTAGTGAAGAGATGGCAAAACAAGAATCAGAAATGCGTTATGTAATTGATAGAACATTTTCTATAAATAGAATAATTGATTTGATAAAATATCCTCACATTGGCAAAGAGTTTTCATCAAATAGGCTGATATTACCTGGTGCAGATTATGAATCCGTCAAGTGGATAATAAAACAATTTGTCGCATTAGAAGGAGAAAAGGCAAATCTCAAATCCACAGGCCAGCAATACATCAAATATACCCACAAAGACTCAGAACCTGATGATGCCCTGCAGGCTTGTAACTATTCATTTATTGGATGGGATTTGTGGAAGACTAGATCACCTGGACCAATAACATTTACACAGTTTCAAGCACCTGATCCATTTGGTGGGTACTAATGAAGGAAGAAAAGCAAATCACATGTGATTTTAAAGACTGTAAAGCACCTGCAGTAATGTTAAAATTTAATAGAAACTTTTGCTCAATACATCAGTACGAGTATTAAGTATGAAACAAAAAAAGAAAAAGAAAAACTGTGACTGTGAATTAAAGAAATCAGATATAATGAAGCAGTATAACTAAATAATTCATTTAAGGCAATATCACAATTGAACTATTATGGCAGCAGGTGATATTGTAACATTAAGAAAACCAATTACGTTTGATAAAGATACAGATGATGGCACTACACTAGTTGTAGAAGCTGCTGCAGTTATGACTGCTGGAGTTGTGGATATTCTTACCACTCAAATTATTACTGGTAGAAAAACAAAAGAAGGATTAACTGAAGCAACTATTGTAATTGTTGGAAGAACTTTAACTTAGTAAAATAATTCTCATTAATGATTCGACTCAAATCGACTCATTGGATATAGATACTCAGGAAAGAATTTTAGAATTATTAGATGATGGCAAGACAGCTAATGAGATTGTAAAGATTCTCAAAGATGAAGATAATATAAAAATATCAAAGGCTACAGTAAATAGAACCAGACGATTAACTACAGCACTAGGTGATGATAAAAAGTTAACACCTG